GGTGGTGCGGGTTGAGTTTTTAACGGTTGGTAATCAGTTGGAAAAAGCGGCTAATGTATCGCAGCAGTGTGGGGCGGTTGTCAGTCATCAAAACTACCGTGTGACACTGCACCGGACAATCAAGAAACTTGAGGCTAATCCTGAAATTGCATTTTTATTGAGAAAATTGTCTTGACGGGTTGTAACATTTGATGTTTAATTATGACAAACTGTGGTTTACGTGCGTAACGAGACCACAGTTTTTTTATTGTCATTACCCGTATAGGCCGTCTGAACCGCCATTCAGACGGCCGTTTCTTTGGGGTGGATATGATAAAGATTAAAGCGGATGCCCGCGAAACCGTGCGCTGGTTTGATAATGTGCAGAAAAAACAATTGCCGTTTGCGTGTAGTCGAGCTTTAAACGCCGTGGCAAAAGACGTTAAGAGCGCCGAACAAACGGAAATGAAGTCGGTCTTTGCTGCACCGAAAGCTTATACCGTGAATTCGGTTTTCGTCCGAAAGTATGCGCGTAAGGCTGATTTAACCGCTGTTGTCGATTTTAAAGACGGTGGCCGTGGGCGCAGTGCTGCTAAATATCTTGCGGCGCAAATCGAAGGCGGAAGCCGTAGGCAGAAAGCGGTGGAATCGTTATTGATTGGCCGTGGGTTAATGCCTGCCGGAATGAAGATTGTTCCGGCTGCGGTCAAGCTGGATCAGTACGGTAACATAACGCTTGGCACGTTCAGGCGCTTGGTTGCCGGCGTGGTGGCGGGTACGCACTTTGCGCTACATCGTCAGCATGGCAAGCTTGAGCCTGGGCTTTATCAGCGTAGTAAGCGTGGCAAGGTTAAGCCCTTGCTGATTTATGTGAGTGGTGCCAGCTATGGTAAGCGATTTAAATACTTTGAAACGGCAGAACGTACAGTTCAGTCCAAGTATCGTCAACACTTCGATAGAGAGTTGGCAAATGCTGTGGCAACCGCCCGTTAGGTACTTCCGCCGTCGCTGAACACGCGGGTGATTCGCGCCGCGTTTTTTGTGAAGCGACAGGTGGCGTTAGCTTCCTTACTTGGTTTTGTTCCGATGATTTTTGTGTGTGATGTGAGTTTTATGGGTGGCCTTTGTCCACCCAGTTTTTTTAGTGTGTTTCAGACGGCCTGTCATTTTTGAATGCGTTGATATTGGGTCTGGTGGCAAGCCGTCTGAAGTACATTTTTAGGACTTGGATATGCTGGTTAATAAAAGGCAGTTGTCCGAGATTTTAGGCGTGTCCGAACGGTCGTTGACGGATTGGCAGAAAGAGGGTTTACCCGTTGCCAGCTATGCCGACAATCGAGGACAGGCAAACGAATACGAAAGCAGTGAAGTTATCCGCTGGATGGTTCAGCGTGAAATTGAGCGACTGAACAAAGAGAAGCCGCGCGATAGACTGGACAGGCTTAAAGCTGATGCGATTGAGCTTGATATTAAAGAGAGAACGGGCGAACTTGCCCCGGCCGCGTTGTTTGAGCGCGCTTGGTCGGATCATATACTTGCTGCCCGTACCGAATTTTTAACGATGCCTGATATTTTGGCCACTGAATTGAGCGCGACGGCTGGCGTTGAAATCGACCCAGATGCCATTGCCGCCCATATTTACCGAGCGCTTGATAAGCTGGCGAACTACGGAGCCGATGACGATGCAGACAGCGACAGCAACGATGCAAGTGCAGATGGCTGATACCGTGTTACGCGTGTTGCGGCAGGCATGCCAGAAATGGCGTCCGCCGCGTAAGGTAAAAACGCGTGACTGGGCGAATGAGTACCGCTACTTGTCGAGTATTGAAGCAGCCCGACCCGGTAAATACGTTTTGGGCGTTACGCCATATCTTGAGTGGGCAAACAGCCCGCTTGACGCTCTTGATGATCCAAATGTACAAGTGATTTGCTGCCAAAAATCCGCGCAAGTCGCATGGACTTCCGGTGTATTGGGTAACTTCTTGGGCAAGACAATCGACACCGACCCTAGCCCAATACTGGTGCTGTTCCCGAAAGAGGGTGCGGCCAAGGAGTACATGGACGAGAAGTTCACGCCGATGGTAGAGGCTACACCTGCCCTGCGTGAAAAAGTCGATACCCGTGCCCGCGTGCAAGGGCAAAGGCAGCTATTTAAGAAATTCCCTGGCGGTTTCCTTAAGCTGGTGGGTTCAAACAGCCCTGCCAGCGTGAAATCGTCGCCGGTGCCGATTGTGTGTGTGGAAGAACCTGACGACTGTAACCTAAACCTACGGGGGCAGGGCGACAGTATCAAGTTGGCCAAGGAGCGAACAAAAACCTACCGCCGTCCAAAAATTATTTTAGGCGGCACACCAACCATTGCAGGTGTATCAACCATAGCGGCTGAAATGGAGCTATCCGATAAACGCGTGGGGATGGTGCCATGCCATGAATGTGGCGAAGCGCATGCTTTGAGTTTTGACTACTTAAGCTGTGATGAAGACCCGAACGGCAACCATCCCGTTTTCGGCAAGAAATTGCCTGAAACTGCACACTACACCTGCCCGCATTGTGGCAGTGTATGGAACGATATGCAGAAAAACCGCAACGTGAAGCGCGGCTGGTGGCAAGCTACCGCCCCATTTCATGGCACCGCTGGTTTTTATCTGAACGAGCTTTACAGTCCGTTCCCCGGCAGTGTCTTTTCCGAATTAATGAAAAAATGGCTCACCGCGCAGTATGAGATGGATAACGGCGATGTCGCTCCAATGATTGCATTTGTCAATTCATCAATCGGCATTCCGTTTGAAATGACGAACGACGGTGTTAAAGAGGATGAGCTGGCTGAGCGTGCCGAAGACTACCCGGAAAATACCGTGCCACGTGGTGGTCTGTTGTTGACAATGGGTGTTGACGTACAGCACGACCGATTGGCTATTATTATTCGCGCCTGGGGGCGCGGTGAGGAAAGCTGGTTGGTTTGGTGGGGGGAGATACACGGCAATACCGTTGACCCTAAATCAGACGTTTGGCGCAAGCTGGCGGAAATGATTTTTCAGACAGTCTACCGGCATGAAAGTGGTGCTGGTATGAAGATTGCCGCGGTGTCTATTGATAGTTCAGACGGCAATACGTCTGATGCGGTTTATGGTTTCGTACGCGCCTGCCGCGGTTATAAGAATATCAATGTAATGGCTGTAAAGGGTAGTTCGAACCCGGATAAAGAGATTTTCAGCCGCGCCCGTGCGATTGATCTGAAACACAAAAACACCAAGGCCGACAAATTCGGCGTACAGGTGTATAGCGTTGGGGTGAGCCGTGCGAAAGACCTGCTGATTGATGAGCATGCCCGAATTAATTTAGAAGGTAGCGGCGCCGGCCGTATGCACTTTTATTCAGGCGTCCGCGCCGATTACTGCAGCCAGTTGTTGTCTGAAATCAAAGTGCCGAGCCGGATGAATAAGCACAAAAAAGTGTGGCAGAAAAAAGTAGGAGTACGAAACGAAGCGTTGGACTGCGAAGTGTACGCACTTCATGCCGCCCGTTCGCTGGGTACGCATACCATGTCTGCCGCGCGGTGGGCGTTGTATGAATCGGCCTTGTTGCAATCTGAACTGTTTGCAGAACCAAAACCTGAAACTGATCAGGTTGTTAGATCTGAAGCCGGCCACGAAAACAGCAGCGGTTATTCGGCCGTGAACCGTCGCAAGCGTGGCGGCAATTTTGCAACTAATTTTTAAATTCTTGACACGTTGGCGGTGGCACTGCACAACGGTGAAGGACCGAGGCCGGAGAGATGTAGCCGGTACAGTCTGTAAACAGCCCGGCGGTGGCGCGTCGTTAGCAAAGGCAACTGCTACTGTTACTCTCAACCGCCGCCCGGCCTGTAAGTTATGCTTACAGGTTAGGGCGGTTTATAACCGCTTAAAACTATGAAAACCGAAATTTTAGACTACATCCGCGCCAATCCCGGCTGCACATCTACCAGTGTTAATAAAGCAGTGCGAGAAGATCGAAGCTTGGTAGATTGGATTAATACGCGCAACGATATAGACAACCTGATTAAAGAAGGGTTGGTCAAATCGAGTGAAGAAAACGGTATCACTTTATTTTATTTAACGGATAAGGCCGTCTGAAATGACTATCCAGCAAATCACCGCCGATCAGCGTGAACAGCAGTTCATAGCAGAATTAGATGATGCCCGTGAAATCTTGCAGGTGCTTAAAAACGCCTATAAGGAACATGCTACCGGCCGTGGCTTGACCAAGCGCTACAAAATTAAAGACCGTGAAATGGAGTTTGTCGATTTGGCAGATTTGCTGAAACAAATCCGCTATTGGGAAAACGAAATCCGGAAATTTGAAGCTGCTTTAGGTTTTTCAGCCAGGCGTAGCGGACGTATTATTTGCCGATTCTAGGATTACACCATGCCAACAAACAACCCAACCGTGCAAAAGCGCGGTTTTTTTGCGCGTATGTTCGGGCGCAAACAGCCGGAGCAGTCCCAGCAGGGTAATCGCCGCAATTTTGCCGGTGCAGGCCGTTTGGGTGCGTTGCAATCGTGGCAGCCGCAAAACTGGTCGGCTGATGCCTTAGCGCAATCTGATTTAGACCGGTTGCGTGCACGTGCCCGTAGTTTGGCGCGAGATAACGACTATATGCGTAAATTCTTGCAAATGGTCGAAAGCAATATTATCGGGCGCGAAGGCTTCGCATTGCAGATGAGGGTGCCGATGGACAACAGCAACAGCCCCGACAGTATCGCAAACCGTGCGATTGAAGCAGCGTTTTACCGCTGGGCACGGCGTGGTGTGTGCGATGTTACAGGCCTGTTGTCATTTGCTGATTTACAGCGACTTTTAGTGCGTTCGGTAGCGCGTGACGGCGAAGCGCTGGTGCGTCACATCTGGGGATTTGGTAACGATTACGGCTATGCCTTGCAGGTTCTCGATATTGACCGTTTGGATACAGGTTTCAGCCGTGATCGGACGGACAATCTTAACGCGGTACGCATGGGTGTGGAGCTTAATGAATACAGTCGCCCGGTGGCTTATTGGTTGCGCACCAGCCATCCCGGCGAGCGCGGTCAGATTTCATCCAGCCCAAATCTGCGTGAGCGGGTGCCGGCAGATGAGATCAGCCATATTTACCTGCACGACCGACCAGAACAGCGGCGCGGCTTCCCGTGGGTTGCTTCAGCGATTGTCGGGCTGCAAAACTTGGGCGGTTACCAAGAAGCGGCGATTATTGCGGCGCGTATCGGCGCGTCAAAGATGGGTTTTTTCAAGCAAACCGAAGAATCTGACAGCTTTATGCCGCCAATCGATGGGCAAGAAGTGAATAACGGGCATGGCGGTGTTGATTTAATCGATACGGTTGAACCTGGGACGTTCCATGAGTTGCCCCAGGGGTACGATTTCACTCCTTTTAATCCAGATTATCCCCATGCGAATTATGATGCTTTCGTTAAAGCAAGCTTACGTGGTTTGGCGAGCGGATTAGGGGTTTCGTATCACTCGCTGGCAAACGATTTGGAGGGTGTTAACTTTTCCAGCATCCGTAGCGGTACCCTTGAGGAACGTGACGCGTGGATGTCGTTGCAGAACTGGTTTGCCGAAAGCTTTTTGTATGACGTTTTCGACCGTTGGATTGAATCGGCGTTGCTTATGGGGGCGATTAAGTTGCCTAGCGGTAAAGCATTGCCGCCTGCCAAGCTGGATAAGTTTAAAAACTACCAATGGCAAGGTCGCCGCTGGTCGTGGGTTGACCCGTTGAAGGATATTAAAACTCACGAAGCAGCTGTATCGCTGGCGGTTAAATCACGGCGCGATATTTGTGCCGAAATGGGCTTGGATTTTGATGATGTGCTGGCTCAAATCGAGCAGGAAAACGTGCTGATGGCCGAAAAAGGCATTATCTCAACTGTAAGCAATTCCGCTGCGGCGGTAGAGGAAACACCAAATGACGAAACACAATAAACCAGATAAAGCAGATATGCAAAACATGAGCCGATTTGCCGTATTCGAGCGTGAAACGGTGAATACCGAAAATCGTACGGTCGAAGTGGCATTTTCGAGTGAGGAGCCGGTAAAACGCTGGTTCGGCGATGAAGTATTAAGCCACGCGCCCGGCGCGTGTGATTTGAGCCGTTTAAACGATGGCGGCGCGGTGCTGTTTAATCATGCTTGGGATAAGCATATCGGCGTAATTGAACGCGCTTGGATTGATTCCGACAAAAAGGGCCGTGCATTAATCCGATTTGGTAATAGCGCCCGTGCCGCGGAAAAGTCGCAGGACGTGCAAGACGGCATCCTGCGCCATATTAGTGTTGGCTACCGTGTTAATGATATGGCATTAGATAATCCCGAAGCTGATTATGATGATTATCGCTACATTGTTACCAGCTGGGAGCCATACGAAATCAGTTTTGTAACCGTGCCTGCCGATACTACGGTTGGTGTTGGACGCAGTAACACGCCTGAAGTAACACAATTGCCGGTGGAACCGGAAACCCAAAATCCTGAACCTATTGAAAAAGGAAACCGTAACATGGATAAAACCCAAAATAAGCCGGCAGTTGTACCTGCCGAACCAACCGATACCGCTGAACGCGGCATGCAAGCCGAACGCAGCCGTGTAAGTGAATTGCTGGCGATTGGCCGTGCATATGCGGCGCATGGTGGCATTGAGGCCGCCGAAAAAGTGATTGCAAGCGGCGGTAATGAAGCGAATTTGCGCGCGGTCATCATGGAAAACATGAAAACGCCCACTACCGTAACATCGGACAGCATCGGTATGAACGCTACCGAAAAACGTGAATTTTCGTTGCTGCGAGCAATGGAAGCCGCGGCCACTGGTAAGTGGGAAAAAGCAGGTTTGGAGCGTGAAGTATCTGCTGAGTTGGAAAAACAGCATGGTCGTAGCGCAACCGGCTTCTTCGTGCCTACTGATCTGATGGCACGTGCATACAGCAAAGGCAATGCAGCCAACGGCGGCAACACTATTGCTACTGATTTCCGTGATGACTTGTTTATCGATCTGCTGCGCAACCGTCTTGCTACCGCCCAACTGGGCGCTACCGTATTGGATGGCTTGGTTGGTGATATTACTATCCCGAAACAGCTGACCGGTAATAGCGTAACTTGGGTGGATGAAAACGGCCAAGCCAGCGATAGCAATGCCACATTTGGCCAAATTGGCTTGAAACCTAAAACCGTTACTGCCAATACCGAATTAAGCCGCAAATTCATGCTGCAATCGTCTTTGTCGGCTGAACAATTTGCACGTAATGAATTGCTCCAGGCCATGATGTTGGGTATCGATTTGGCAGCCATCAACGGTAGCGGCACGTCGAATCAACCTACAGGCATTCTGAATACATCCGGTATTGGCGCGGTAGCCATCGGTACCAACGGTGGCGCGTTGACTTGGCAGCATATCGTTGCGTTGGAAACATCCATTGCCGCCGCAAACGCAGATTTGGGCAACTTGGCATACCTGACCAACACCAAGGTGCGCGGTGCGCTGAAAACTACTCTGAAATCCGAAGGCGTGAGTGGTTATATTTGGCAAGACGGCGATACCCCGTTGAATGGCTACCGCTGTGCAGTATCCAATCAAGTGCCGAGCAACCTGACTAAGGGTTCTGCCGCAGGTAAATGCAGCCCTTTGATTTTCGGTAATTGGGCTGACCTGATGATTGCCCATTGGGGTGTTTTGGATGTGATTGTTGATCCGTACACCAAGGGTAAGCAAGGTGCGGTGGTGATTACTGTTCTGCAAGATGTCGATATTGCTGTACGCAATGCCGAATCTTTTGCGGCAGTGAAAGATATTGTGACCGCCTAGTAGTTTAATCAAGAAATGCCTGTCTGGAAGGTTGCAGACAGGCATTTGTGTTTAAATCATTGGAGTGTTTGAAATGGCAAAAGTACAAATTATCCCGCGCCGTTCTTTTTTCTTGGGCGATATGCTGCTGAATGAATCGGAGGTGGCAGTCGTTGAAGAAGCGGATGTAGGTCATCTGATTAAAAGCGGCTGGGTCGATCTGGTAGAAGACGGTAGCGGTGGTGAATCCAAACCGGCGGCCGGCAAGAAATCTGGTGGTAAAAAAGTACCGTCCAAAGTGAGTGAAACAGACGGTCAACGCGAAGGCGAAACAGACGGCCAACGCGAAGGCGAAACAGACGGCCAACGCGAAGGCGACGGCGAGAATGTTTAAAGAACCGTTCGAGGTGTTTACCAATACCGCAGATTTCGGTGAAACCGTTTTGATTGACGGCGTGCCGGTAGCGGTGGTGTTTGACCGCGAATATCTACCCAATAATGGTTTCGGCGTGGTCATCGGCAATGCCGACCCACAGTTAATTGTTGCCGACAGTAAGCTGCCGCCTAATATCAAAGATGCCACCATCACCGCACGCGGTGTGGCGTATTCTGTGGCTGAAATTGATTATGACGGTTCTGGTATGTCGGTTATTCAGTTGAGAAAACAGCATGACAAGCCAGCTTACTGAAATCCGTTCTGCGGCGGTGGCATTGTTGAAGAAACGTTTTCTGCGTGTCTATGACAACCGTGTGACCGCGCCGGCGCATTCGCAGTTACCGTGTGTGGTGGTTTATATCGATGGGCGGCATAGCGAAGTATTTAACGTGTCGCCTGTTGAATTAAAGCATACCGTACGCTTGGTAACGATGGTTTGTGTGCAGGCTAATGAACAGGCTGATGCGCTTGCAGAAGAAATGCTGGCTGTGGTTGAGCGGTTGTTTTACGCCAACCCAACCCTGCGGCGGTTGGATGTCAACGGCGAGCAGTGCGATATGTTGGCTGATGATTTATTACCCGACAATCTTAATATCGAATATGACGACAGCGGTGAATATGTTTGCGCATATTATCAGCAGGGTTGGCAGGCTGTGTATCACGAGCAATGCGGCGAGTATGTCGGCGGTGCGGCGGAATATTATCCGCAAGCCGTTATTGTGCAGTCGTTTGCCGATGGCCTGATAGCATCAAACCGCTGGCAGTTGTACGGTACAGATCCCGAAATCGAAGCAGAAGACTTAATCCCGAAAGGCTGAAAATGGCTAATATTATCCAAATCAAGCCGGTGGAAGGTTATGTAGTGACCGACCCGGCAACCATGCAACCGCTGCCCGAAGAAGGCGCATCGGTGGAGTGGTCGAATTACTGGCAGCGCCGCATAAACGAAGGCGCGGTCGAGTTGTTGCAAACAACGGCGAAGAAAGGTGCTGAATAATGGCAATCGCATTTGACCAAATCCCTGGCACTTGGCGTTTACCGGGTGCAAAAACTGAATTTAACAATGAATTGGCCAACCGTGGCGCAACCCTGAAAGCCTTTCGCGGTCTGATTATCGGCCAGATGCTGGCAGGCGGAAAGGCCGAAGCGGGCAAGCTGGTTCGTATTTCGCGTGCAGAACAAGCCGCTGAATTGTTTGGGGCTGGTTCGCAAATCGGTGTGGGTGCGGCCGCATGGTTTAAAAACAACGGCGACTATATCGAAACTTGGGCACTGCCGCTTGCTGATGCGGGTGAAGGTGTGTCCGCTACGGCTAAAATCACTTTTACCGGCACGGCACAGGAATCCGGAGCAATTTACCTGTATATCGGCGGTGTTCGTGTGCCGGTTGCGGTGTTGGTAAATGATACTGCGGACGCACAGGCAACCAAAACTGCCGTCGCTATCAATGCCGCTACTGGCTTGACGGTAAGTGCGGTAGCGGCCGCCGAAGTGGGTACGCTGACAGGGGAAAACAAAAGGGCGGGAGGCAATGATGTGGATTTGC